GAAAAGATTATTACTGTATTCATTTCCCAGTAGAAAGTGTAATAGCTTCTATAGTAGCAACAAATGCTACAACGGCTACTGGTTCTGCAATAGCAAATCTTCATACTACAATGGCTGCTGGAACGACCTTGTTTTTAAATATAACTGATATTACTTTAACTTCAGGAGTAGGTATTTGTTATTACACTCAAGCTCAGTAATGTTAGCTTTAAAACAAGCATTAAGTTTATCATCTACTAAGATTCTAGGTGCTTGGAGTCCTGGGCAAGAAGCTAGTCTAGTGGCGTGGTATCAATACCAAACTGGAATTACTTTAAACGGTTCTGATGTTAGTGAATGGGCAGATTATACAGGTAATTATAATATGGTTCAGGCAACAGCTATTAAACAGCCTGCTTATTCAAGTGGAACTTTAACTTTCGATAGTGCTAATATTCAGTTTTTACAAACCACAGGACAAATAATTTTAGCAGGAGATTTTACTATTGGTTTTAGGGTTCAACCATTTCTATTTCAAGGAGCGGTATTAGGAGATAATACAACTACTGGAGAGTTTATAAGATTTAATACCGCTACTCAATTAAGAATAACTATTAATAGTGTTAGTCTTAATTTTACTATTACTTCTGCTGCTGATGATTACTATGTATTAACTAGAAGCGGCTCTGATATAAACCTACATCAAAATGGAGTTTTAAATGCAACAACAAACACTTCTTCTGATGATGCAGATATTGACACTATTGGAGCTAGACGTACAAACGCAAGTCCTTTTGATGGCACAATGAAAGAGATACAAATATACAGCTCAACAAGTGCTACTTTGACTGCTAACGTTAATACAAGACTAGCAGAGCTATAAAATAAAAAAGTAATACCGTATTATGAAAAACAACTTAATAAGCATATCATTAGCAACAGCAACAGCACCAATAGTACAAGAGGCTAGAGGTAAGGACTGGATTGAATACGGAACTGATGAGTGGAAAAACCTTTACCCTCAGTTTCTTATTGACCTTTACTACAACTCTAGTACACATAGTGCTATTATAAATGCAACAGCTGAAATGATTGCAGGTGAGGACTTGTATGTAGAAAATGAAGATGAGAATTTAGAAGCGTATGTTAGACTTAAAAAGTTTTTAAGACACGCAAACGGAAAAGAATCTTTACATCAAGTGGTTAAAAAAGTAGCCTTTGACTTTAAGCTACAAGGTGCTTACGCTTTACATATAATTTGGAATCAAGAAAGAACTGAAATTGCTGAAGTTTATCACGTGCCAGTAGAAAGGGTTAGAGCAGGAATACCAAACCCATTAGGGCAAATAGATTCTTATTTTATAAGCTCAAATTGGAGTGATGTTAGAAACCACCCACCACACGAAATAAAAGCATTTAATATGCTAGATAGAACTTCAGCTAGTCAGTTAATATATACAGGCTCTTATAGTCCTAATATGGATATATACCACACGCCTGATTACATAGCAGGTTGCAACTGGGCGTTAGTTGACCAAAGAGTAGCTGAGTTTCACCTTAATAATATACAGAACGGCTTTTCAGGTTCTTATTTCATTTCCTTTGCGAATGGCATTCCGACACAAGAAGAAAGATTTCAAATAGAACAAAGCCTTACTGAGAAATTTGCAGGAGCTAAGAACTCTGGCAAGTTTATTTTAACATTTTCAGATGATAAAACTAGAACTCCTGAAATAACTCCAATACAAGTCTCTGAAGCCGATAAAACTTTTTTAGCCTTACAAGAACTGCTCGTTACAAACATTTGCAGCGCCCATAGAATAACTAGCAAGACCTTAATGGGCATAGATACATCTAATGGTTTTTCAAGTAATGCAGATGAACTTAGAAACGCTAGTAATTTTTATCATAATACTGTTATACGCCCATTCCAAACGAACATACTAAATACTTTACAGACTATATTCTCTGTTAACAATATGGACTTTGAAGTTGACTTTGAGCAATTAAGACCTATAACAGTAGAATTTGACTCTAGTATCTTAAAAGAAGTAATGACACAAGAAGAAATAAGAGAATCAGTAGGGCTGCCACCATTAGAAGAAACAGAAGAAACAGTAAATGAAGAAGCTAACTTTAGTAAACTTAAAACTTTTAATAAAATAGGAACGGTAGATGGAAAACCTGTTTTTAGCACAATAGAAGAGGCTGTAGCCCACGCAAAGACTTTAGGCTGTGAAGGGTACCACGAACACGATTTAAACGGTATAACGTCTTATATGGCTTGTGAGGAGCATTCTGAAGCAACTGATTTAACAGAAGTAACTGAGCTAACTAAATTTATACAAGAATATGGTGAGGATATTCCAGAAAATTGGGAATTAATAGATGAAGAAAATGCAAGTGGTGAACACCAAGACTTTGACTTTGAAAAAACTTTAAATGAAGTGGCTAATGAAAAAACTATGTTAGCTTCTACAGGAAAGGCAATACCTAGTAGAAAATCTGAGCAAGATGGACAATCAAAAAAGACAGGTGATTATTTTAGAGTGAGATATGTTTACGAGCAAGATAACTTTTTACAAAACAAATCAGGTCAAAAAAGGGATTTTTGCAGACAAATGATGGGGGCTAATAAACTTTACAGAAAAGAAGATATTATTGCAATGGGTAGCAAAGTAGTAAATAAAGGTTGGGGTCCTAAAGGTGCTGATACTTATTCAATATGGCTTTACAAAGGCGGTGGTAACTGCCATCATTTCTGGTTAAGAAAAATCTACAAGACTACATTAGGACAATCTAGAACTACAAAAATAGAAGATGCTGATGTAATAGGTTACACAAAAGCAAGGTCAGAGGGGTTTACTCCAAAACGAAACGACAGCTTAGTAGCAAAGCCACCAAAGAGAATGGCTAATAAGGGGTTTTTACCTAAATAATTACCTAAAAATTAACTAAAAAACAATGGCATACGTACTTTTAATATCAGAACAAAAACTCAAAGACTCTACAGCAATTAACTTATCAGTTGATAATGCTATTTTACTTCCTTATGTTTTACAGAGCCAACAGCTTTATGTTAAGAGTAAATTAGGTACACAATTATATGAAAAATTAGAAGCATTGATTACTGCTGGAACGGTTGGTTCTGCGGGTAATGAAGCATACAAGACTCTGTTAGACGATTACATAGGTTCTATGCTACCTAATTATGCTTTATACCATTGTATTCCATTCCTTAGATTTAAAGTAGAAAACGGCAATATCTATTCTAAAAGTTCTGAAAACGGAACTCCTTTAACCACGGAAGAAAGCCAACACCTAAGGGAAGAAGTTTTAAATACAGCACAATATTTTACAGAAAGAATGATAGACTACATTAGAAATAATACATCTGACTTCCCTGAATACTCAACGAATTCGGGGGCGGACGTGAATCCAGACAAGAATGCCTATTACAATGGTATGAACCTTGAAAGACCAAACCAACAAGGAACTAAATTAACATTACAAAACTTTTTAACTCCAGGACTTAATTAAAAAGAATTAAAGAATCAATGAATACAGATACAAAAAGCAATTTGAAAAAACACTTGAAAACACACTACAAGCCAAAGCCAATTAATGTAATTAAATTAAAAATTTATTTAGAAAGTAAATCAACAAATGACAAACTTAAAAGACACAGTACAAGTAGCCCTAGCAAATAGCACCGCTATAGGTTTTAGCATAACTGAATGCAACCAATATCTAACTCTAATTTCTTTAGTGTTAGCAATAGGGTTTACTATTTATAAATTCTATAATTACGAAAACAAAAAGTAAATGGCTAAGAAACTTGTTACAAGTGTTTACAGACCTGTTAAAAGAAAGCGACCTGGAGTTCATTCTAAAAACGCAAGTAGAAGTCAGAATGCTTATAAAAAAGTTTACAGAGGTCAAGGGCATTAATCTTTATAACAAACCTTTGTTAATAATTTTAAAAGAAAAATAAGTCTTAATATAAAAAAATTATACATTTGTGCAGTACAAATATTAAATTAATAATTAAAAATCAATAAAATGAAAGAATTTGTTTTAAAACAAATATTTAAAAGTAAGAAATTTTGGTATGCCGTAGGTTCTATAGTAATTCCATTAATAGCAACTTATTTAGGAGTGTCTGAGCAAGTGGCTCAAGAAATATTCTACGCAGGAATGGCATTAATACTTGGGCAAGGGATTGCCGACATTGGAAAGAAATAACCGATATAGGTTAAAGCCACACGAAATAGTGGCATTACAAAAATTGAGGGAATCCGAAACTAGAAACGTTCTAGTTATCGGAGACCTTCACGAACCATTTTGTCTTGATGACTACCTAGAATGGTGTATAGAACAATACTATATTTACAAGTGTACTGAAGTTGTTTTTATTGGAGACGTAATTGATAATCACTTTTCAAGTTACCACGAAACAAGTGCGGATGGTATGGGGGGTGCGGACGAGCTTGAATACGCTATTAAAAGAATAGCAAGGTGGCGCAACGCTTTTCCTTCAGCTACTGTTATAATAGGAAACCACGACAGAATTATAATGCGTAAAGCTCAGACCTCAGCAATACCTTCTAAGTGGATTAAGTCCTACAAAGAAGTATTAGAAACTCCTGACTGGAACTTTGTTGAAAGGTACGTCTTAGATAATGTACAATATTTGCACGGTGAAGGTGGCGAAGCAGCTACTAAATGTAAATCAGATATGATGAATACCGTACAAGGGCATTTACACACCAAGTCTTATGTAGTAAATTTTGTAGGTCAGAATTATAGAGTTTTTGGAGTTCAAGTTGGTTGTGGAATTGACCACGATTCTTATGCAATGGCTTATTGCAAGTACGGAAAGAAACCTGCAATCGGTTGCGCTGTTGTTTTAAATAACGGAACGCTCCCTATTAGCCTATTAATGCCTTTGTAATGAAAGACTGCGGAGCTGTTAAAATCTTTCTAATGTATTTGCTTTTAATACTTATTGTTATACTGCTTAGTTTATAGCCCCCTTAAGCGTTTTAAGGCACTTTTACACCTTTTTAATACTAACCCCTTATACTACTAATAAAGTGGCTGTTTCAGTCATTTATTATTTATTACTTAATCTTCCCAATCTTCCCAATCTTTTTAAAAAAAATAAAAAAAAGAGAAAGCTCTCTTCTCTTTAATAGTATTATTTTTAATAGTATAATCTTTAATAGTACTTATAGGTTTACTTTGGTGAATAGGGTTTTCTTTTTGGTGAATAGGCTTCTTAACATATATCTTGTTAATAACTTTGTAAATAATTCTGTTAAAAAGTTTGTTAATATAAAAAATGGTTATATCTTTGCCCCATATTAATCAACTAAAAACTA